AGACGCGAGATCAAGAGAGTTGACGCCCGTGGTTGGGCATGATACAGAGGTCACACCTACGGTTGGCTCCTCCCAGTCACCGCCTGCCTGCTTGACTTGCCCCGCCGGTCCACCCCCGGCGGGGTTTTTCTTGCGCAAGTGGTACGGACTGTGTATTGTGATGTGAAGTCAACCCGCGCAGCAAGCCGTCCGAGCCGCGCTATGTGTGAGGTGCCCCATGCCACTGATCTCCCCAGCGCTCAACCCGGACATCCGCGGAGTCCCGCGCGTCATCTGGAGCGGCATCGCTGCCAGCGACACCTTTGACGCCTTCACCCTGACCCAGCAGTACGGCCTCGCAGCCTCCGTGCAGGTGGTGGGGACGTTCAGCAGCTCTGTCATCACGATGCAGGTGAGCAACGACGGGACCAACTGGGTGACCGCCAAGGACCTGCTGGGGACCGACATCACCTTCTCGGCGACTGGGTATCGCGAGCTCTCGCTCTCGGCGGCCTACATCCGCCCGTCCATCGCCTCGGGCTCGGGCACTGGCCTGTCCGTCATCATGGTGCTGCGGGGTTCGAATGGGGTTTGATCTGGCTGTCCTTAACCGACTGCGCCGGATGGGGACGGTAGCCACCGTCTTCTCCCCTGTATCCTTGTTTGCTGCTTCTGAACCCGGCGTCTGGTACGATCCCTCCGACCTGACCACTATGTTCCAAGACACCGCAGGTACTACCCCTGTGACCACTCCGGGTCAGACTGTTGCTCTGTTGCTGGATAAGTCCAAGGGGTTGGTGCTGGGGTCGGAGTTGGTGACGAATGGGGATTTCAGTGCAGGCAGCACTGGATGGACTCAAGTATCGGGAAGCTGGACTTTTTCAGATGGTCGCGCAATTGCGGCAAACGCTGACTCAATTAAGCGACTTAGCAATACCACATCTTCGATGGTCGCTGGGCGCTGGTACAAGATCACTTGGAGCCAGTATGCGGGTGTGGGAACAGGCGCTGCAAACTGGTCTATTCCCGGTGTATGGAGTGGCGTAGACAACTTTGCCAACGGCGGGAGCTACATTAACGGCGAAGGAGAAAAGACGGTTTACTTTCTTGCGCCCGTTTCAGGTCAATTTTACTTATACAACTTTGAGCAAGCCGTAGAGTTTGACAACATCTCCGTCAAGGAACTCCCCGGCAATCACGCCACCCAAGCCACTACTGCTTCTCGTCCTACCTATGGTATCGTGCCTCTGGGTGGTCGGAGGAATTTGCTGACGAGAACGGAGGAGTTCAACGACAGTTACTGGACGAAATCAAACAGCGCGATAACGGCAAACGCAGACGGTGTGGCTGATTTAGTTTACCCCTTAACTTCGGGAACCCTGCGTGGTGTTGAACGCAGCTTAGGTGCTGTATCTTCAGCAGCCCACACAATCAGCATTGAGGCCAAGGCGTCAGGGCTTAACTTTCTGTACCTCTATGGGGCGCAGGGCAACGTCGTTGCGTACTTCAACCTGTCCACTGGGGCAGTAGGAACTGTTGGCTCTGGCCTGACCGCGACAATTACTAACGTTGGCGGCGGATATTATCGCTGCACCGTTACCCAAACTGTGACTAACCTATTTATCTATGCTGGGGGCTGTGATGCCAACGGCTCAACACAAGCAACGGCAAGCGGCACAAATGGCATCATCATCCGCAACATTCAACTAGAACTCGGCTCCACCGCCACAGCCTATCAGCGCGTTACCACACAATATGACGTAACCGAATCCGGGGTGCAGTCCTTGTCGTATCTGTCCTTTGATGGTGTAGACGACTTCCTTGTTACCCCTACTATTACACCGGGGATTGATAAGGTTCAGGTCTTTGCTGGGGTTCGGAAGCTTAGTGATGCTGCAAGTGGTATCTTGGTAGAGTTAAGTGCCAATATTATTGCCAACACCGGATCGTTTTATGTTGTTACGGGACCTGATCCAACCGTATCAAATAGATATTCATCATCTAGTAGGGGTTCTGGGGGTGTTTTTACAACCAATATTGCCACAACAAATACTGGAGACGCCCCTGACCAAGCAGTCTTGTCTTCAACACACGACATTGCTGGCGACCTGACTACAATTCGTAGAAACGGCGTTGCAGGAACAAATAGCACTGTCGACCTAGGCACAGGTAACTTCCTTGCATACCCAATCTACATCGGTCGTCGTGCTGGAGCCTCCGTACCCTTCAACGGTCAAATCTATAACCTGATCGTCCGCTTCGGTGCCAACCTAAACGCTGGGGCTATCTACTCTACTGAGACTTTTGTTAATGAAAAGACGGGAGCATATTGATGCGTATTACATGCTCTTGTCCTGAACTACTTGTCTCTGATGCCAACCAGTACGCCATGTGCCTTGGGTTCTCTGAGGCTGATGGGGAAACCTATCGTGGATTGAACTGGGTAGATGCCCAAGGCAACCCCTATGCAGCAGCCTCCTTTGAAGCCAGAGACGAGTGGGTCATCTTCGCGCAGGCACCCCTACAGCGCCCTCTCTGGGACACTACTGAAGTAATCGATATGGTAGCCGCAGAACGTGCTCAAGCTGCTCTAGCGTTCAGCACAGAGGCCCTCTCGGCTGTGCCGGGGGTTCTCACCGCTATCGGCGGCATGGATGGGCTGGCAGCATTGGTGGCTATGGGGTTGACAGTTCCGCCAGTAGACGCGGAAGTGTAACTGTTGTATGGTTCCGCCAAGGAGTGACTCATGGCTGGTCTGACGATCCTTCGCGTAGTCGGTAATGCACAACTTGTTCGCGAGGAGCGTGAGCAGGCTGAGCGCGATCTTGCCGCCCGTCAGAGCAGCCCCATCATGTTGGGCATCGTCGCCCACCTGAAGCAGTGCTGGGATGCTGCACGCATCTCGCGCGATCCTATCACCGACATCATGCTCAAGGCCATGCGGCAGCGCAATGGTGCGTACGAGGCGGACAAGCTCTCCCAGATCAAGGCGCAGGGTGGCTCTGAGGTCTACATGATGATCACGGAGGTCAAGTGCCGGGCGGCCGAGAGCTGGCTGCGCGACATCCTGCTCGACAGCGGCACGCCTCCATGGGACCTCACCCCCACTGCCATCCCGGACCTGTCTCCGAAGGAGTCCGAGGAGCTGCAGCTGGCCTTCGCAGAGCGCGTGATGGAGGTGCTGCAAGCCTCTGGTCAGGCGCCCAACAAAACCCAGCTCGCTGAGCTCAAGGAGACGGTTGCGCAGGAGTTCCGGTTCAAGATTCTGCAGGCGGCCCAGAACCGCGTCGACCGGATGCACACCAAGATCGAAGACCAGTTCGCCCAAGGCGGGTGGGCTGATGCGTTCAACGAGTTCATCACGGACCTCGTCACGTTCCCAGCAGCCTTCGTCAAGGGGCCGATCGTTCGGCGCCAGCGCTACCTCAAGTGGGAGGGCACGAGCCTGCAACCGGGCGAGCGCATCGCGCCGGAGTACGAGCGCGTCAGTCCATTCAACATCTACCCCGAGCCGGGGATCACCCGGATCAACGATGGCTACATCTTCGAGTACCACGAGATGACGCGCACCCAGATGGCTGACCTGATCGGTGTGCCGGGGTATGACGACCAAGCCATCCGCAAAGTGCTCGAAGTGGGCAACACCCAGTCGTGGGTGCAGGAGTGGCAGAAGGATTCCCGCGAGGAGGAGGAGCGCAAGTTCCACACAGAGCTCCGCCCCACTGAGGTCTACGACACGCTGGAGTTCTGGGGCAAGGTTAGCGGCCGGATGCTGCGCGAGTGGGGCATGACTGAGGAAGAAGTGCCCGATGAGGACCGCGAGTACGACGCCAACGTCTGGGCCGTGGGGAACTACGTCATCAAGGCTGTGCTGAACTACGACCCGCTGGGGGAGAAGCCCTACGCCAAGACATCGTTCATCAAGCAGCCCGGCGCCTTCTGGGGCAAGGGCATCCCCGAGATCATCGAGGACATTCAGGGCGTCTGCAACGCGGCAGCCCGGGCACTGGTCAACAACATGGCAATCGCCTCGGGACCGCAGGTCGAGGTCAACCTAGAGCGCCTGCCGCCCAACGAAGACATCACGCAGATGCAGCCGTGGAAAATATGGCAGGTCCTCAACGACCCTCTGGGGTCGTCTGCGCCGGCAGTGCGGTTCAACCAGCCCAACGACAATGCCAACACGCTGGTGGGGGTCTACGACCGCTTCTCGCGCATGGCTGATGACCACAGCGGCATCCCTGCCTACATCTACGGCGACACCAACGTGCAGGGGGCAGGGCGCACAGCGTCGGGCTTGTCTATGCTGATGGGCTCCGCGGGCAAGGGCATTCGGCAGGTGGTCATGCACATCGACAACGACGTGCTCAAGACCATCGTGCAGCGCCAGTTCGTCTACAACATGCGCTACGACCCTGACGAGTCGATCAAGGGCGATGCGCAGGTCGTGGCCAAGGGAGCGGTCAACCTTGCGGTCAAAGAGACGGTCAACGTTCGCCGCGTGGAGTTCCTCAACGCCACGGCCAACGAGTTCGACATCGCCATCATCGGGCCCGAGGGGCGTGCGGCGCTGCTGCGCGAGGTCGCCAAGGGGCTGCAGATGCCCGTGGATGACATCATCCCGTCGCGTGAGAAGCTCAGCATGCAGAAGCGCATGGCTGCGGCAGCACCGATGCCGGCACCCGGTGGCGGTCAGCCTGCCATGGAGAACACTGATCTTGCCGGCGCACCCGCTGGCGGGACCAATCTGATAAACGGAGGCCCGCAGTGAAGCAGGTCTCCCCCGAAGTAGTCCGCGCGCTGGCAGTCAGCGTCCGCCAATACCCGATCATCTTGGAATGGTTGGGAGAGTGGCGGACCTCGGAGCTTGAACGGCTCCCCAACGTCGGACCGCAGACCGTGGCACTTGCTCAGGGGCGGTGTCAGGTCTTGTCGGAGCTGCACAGGCTCATGACGGAGTCCCCTGACTTAGCAGCACAGCCCCGCAGGGGCAGCTGATCCAATCACGCACACCCGAGAGGAGCGTCTAAATGGCCATTCCCGCGCAAATTCAAAGGCAGTCTGAGGCTGTTGCCAAGCTGTACGAAGACCTGAACTCCGAGCCTGCAGCGCAGGTGGAGGCTCCGGCCGCACAGACCACGGCAGCCAACGGGGCAGGAGAAGCTGCAGCTGAGCCGGCGTCCACCGAGCAAGGGCGATCCGGCACCACGAACGAAGACCAGACCTACGAACAGCGCTGGCGCTCCCTGCAAGGGATGTACAACGCTGATACCACTCGCCTTCGGGCGGAGAACAACCAGTTGAGCCAACGTCTCGGTCAGCTCGAACAGCTGATCGCGTCGCTTACCGCACCCCAGCAGGCAAGCACGCCTGCACAGGTGGCCGCGGCAAAGCTCATCACCGAAAAGGACGTCGAGGATTACGGGGATTCGATCGAAGTCATGCGCCGCGCAGCTCGTGAGGAGATGTCGGGGCGTGACCAAGAAGTCGCAGAGCTGCGACGGTCGCTTGCCCAACTCCAGAACAACGTCGTCCCCAAGGTGGAGAGCGTTGTACAGCGACAGGCGCTGAATGCTGAGCAGATGTTCTGGACGGAACTGTCGGCGGAAGTCCCCGATTGGCGCGAGATCAACGCCAACCAGAACTTCCACAGCTGGCTGCTCGAAGTCGACCCGCTGTCCGGCATGACCCGGCAGACGTACCTCGACAGCGCGCAGAACCAGCTCGACGCCCGTCGTGTCGGAGGTTTCTTTCGTACGTGGCAGTCGCTGAATGGTAATTCTGTTGCCCAACAAACTCGGAACGTAGCTGCCACTCAACTCGAAAAACAGATCGCACCCGGGCGTGGGCGCACAGCTGCTGGTACCACAACTGGTAATGCAGCCAAGCCTTACACTCGCACAGATGTCGCCAAGTTCTTTGACGATGTGCGGAAAGGTCTGTATAGGGGGCGGGAGCAGGAGCGTGACCGGATCGAGCGCGACATTTTCGCTGCACAGCGAGAAGGTCGTATTACGTAACCTGACGACAGAGAGGATGTAACTGTTGCTTGACTTCCGACCTCAACTTACGCATACGCTAGGGGATAAACTTAGCGGAGGCGGACGTATGGGACCGGAATATCTCGCGGGATTTTTTGATGGCGAAGGGTGCATAGACGTACAGCGCAACTATCCGAAGGGTAGGGAAGGGCAGCTGTACGTGCGTCCGAGGGTTAGGCTTGCTTTGGCGAACAGCTGCAGATTCGTTCTCGAACGACTGCAGACCACGTACGGGGGCCACCTACTCGGGCGCAATTCTGGGGGGCGCAACCAGCAAGACTCTACGAGCTGGGAGCTTCTTTCTAAGGCCGACATGCACCAAGTGCTGCAGCACATACTGCCGCATCTAGTTATCAAGAAGGCGCAAGCGGAGCTCGTACTGTGGTGGCTCGACAACGCGTCGGGTCGTTACAGTGGGCGCGGCGTGGGCGCCAGAGTCCCAGAGGCGAGACAGTATTTTGTGGACGAGTTAAAAAAGATGAAACTCGACCCACTTCGTGCTAGTCATGCTGCAGTAGCGCATCTTTCCGAGTTGCTACGCTAAGTGAAAGGACATTCCATGGCGTATCCTGTAGCCCCCGGGCGCCCCGACTATTCGGGTAACTTCCTGCCAGAGATTTGGTCGGGTAAACTGATCGAGAACTTCTACGACTCCACCGTGCTTGCTGCCATCAGCAACACCGACTACGAAGGCGAGATTCGCAATCAGGGCGATACGGTCAACATCCGTACCCAGCCCAACATCACGATCCGCGAGTACGTCAAGGGTCAGAACCTCGTCGTGGAGAACCCCGACGCGCCGAAGCTGC